TGCATAATCCAGGGCCACGGCATCGGTCTGCATTAGTAGGTTTTGTTGGTTATAGCTATGCACAAAATACTTATCTATGCTGGGCTGGTTTATGGCTACCTGGGCTGTGCCACCTGTACGGGTAACGCTGGCTGAGTTGTAAACTAAGGTATCGTCAAGGCGCCACACCGCATTAAAGTAGCTAATATCTGTGCCGTTATCGTTAAATACTGTAGGCGTAGCCCCTGTACTTCCAGCCGTTACTGCACGATCTTGAAAGACAAACGAGCCAGCAGCATCCACATACAAGGCCCCGTACTCGCTAATCTCTACGGTTTGCATAGCTGCAAGGCTTGTACGGGCTGTGCCTGGGTCTGCCTGCATTGTGGTTAACCCTGCATCTACGTCACGCATAGTAGCTGGCCAGCTAATAGCATCTAGCAGGGCGTTAATTCTTGTGCCGCTAAGCTGCCCCGCTGAGGTGCCAGCTACGGTACTAATCTGTGCATTTTGTGCCAGCCTAAAAGCATCTACCGCTTGAATAGTTGTGTAAACCACGTCATTAGCATTTTTAGGTGTACTAGTTGTATAGCTAGTAATAAAGCCTGAGAAGATAGGGTAAGTAGTTGCCCCGTATGTAGCCGTAATCTGCACCTTACGCATTGGCGTTAGTAAATTGTAATACGGCCCGCTAGGGTTTTGTGGGTTAAAATCGCCGTTTTGGTCAACGATACGCAGCGATAGGGTGCCCGTTTGGAATTGGTCAGCCTGGGCGTTACGGCCTCTAATAGTTTGTATGCTGTCTACTACGTTGGATACGTCCACGATTACGCTGGCGCTATCTGCTAATACGTTTGTGTCTAGTATGCCGCTGTCTAAAATCATAGCCTGAGCAAAGCTAGGGCCAGTACTAAAGTTAATAACAGCGTTTACTACTGGCACGGTCATACTGCTATGGCCCCTGCGTAGGTAGTCAGGTAGCCGCGCCGTGCTATCTCGTTCATAGCATTTTGCACCGCATCCACGATTATATTTTCATCACCAATAACCCCAGCGGTTACGTTAATTACATTATTAGTGTAGTTACGGTCTTTGTTTTGGTTAGGGTTAAAGTCCACGCCTGCTACGGGTGCATTAAGGCTGTCAGGCATATCGCCACCTACGCCCAATACGTTAAGGTCATAGTTGCGGTCTTTGTTTTGGTTAGGGTTAAAGGTAATGCCAGCATTAGACGTAGCTGCACCTAGCGTAGTTACGCCTGGAATAGTAAGCGTAGGGAACTTAAACTTTGCTAATAGGTCTAGTGCAGCTTGTAGGTTAGCCAGGTTAATTAGATCGGTTGACTTCATACCTGCTAAAACCCTGTTTATGTCTAGCAGTTTGGCATCTTGGCGCTGCAAAGCGCCTAATATCTTTAAGTCCTCGTTTAGTTTGGCTGTGGCCTTTACTATGGCTGCATCATCTTTTGAGGCTATGGCATCTTCCAGGTCAGCAATACTTTGCTTAACCTTTAAGCGCTGTACGTCATTGGCTATGCCTAAGATCTGTGCGCTAGTAGTTGCCTTGCCTAACGCCTCAGCCTGGCCTATGAGCGCTGCGTTAAGCTGAATAGCATCCATATTAAAGACATCATTACCCTTAGCTAAAGCCAGGTTAGCCTTATCAAGAATTGCCTGAGACTTTTTATCTGCAAGGATTTTAGCCTGGGCTTTTTGCTGCTCTTTAGTCAGGGCTGTTATCTTCTTTTGTGTGCTGAGATATGAGCCTGATTGAATAGGGTTTTTTTGAGCGCCAACCTCTGCGGTTCGTCTAGCTTGTGCCCCAGCTTGATTAAGTAAAGTTATATAGCTACCTAAAATTGGGATAGCTTGAACTATGCTAGCCCCTGTTAATCCTGATAACCCAGGGATTTTCTTTAAGGCAGCAGCCATAAGGCCAAACCCGCGTATAACGTCAGCGGTATAAGTTGCTAGGTTTTCCATATTGGTAGCAAGGTCTGCCACGGTTGTGTCATCGCCTAGGCCTTTTAAGGCATCTATAAGGCCAGTACCTATAATCTCTTTGACATTTTCTGAGGCTACACCTAACTTGGCTATAGATCCTGCAAAAGTCTCTGAGGCTGCCTTAGCTGAACCCTTAAAGGTTTTGGCTAAATCGTCTGTTATATCCTTAAATGATTTACTTTTTAGGTCTGCTTTAGATATGCCTACGCCTAATTTACCTAAGGCTGTGTTATTGCCTAAGTACGCCTTGCTTAAAGCGCCTGTAACTGAGTCTAAGTCTTTGCCTGTGGATGCGCTTATATCTAGAGCTATGCCTAGTAGTTTCTGTGTTTCAGTTGTATCTCTTGTAGCTACTGCTAACTTTTGGTATGCAGGTCTTAACAGATCATCTACAACGCCAAACTCGCTTTGTAAACGTTGTATAAATCTTTCAGCTGAGGCAGCATCGCGCTCTAAGCCTACGTTTTTTAATGCCAGGGCTAACTGTTGCTGGGCCTTTTGGTCTGCAGCTGCAGCTTTTATTGAGGCTTTGGCATATCCAATAACGGCAGCTGTACCAAAAGCAAGGCCAAAAGTTTTAGCTAGGCTTTTAACCGATTTACTGAGCTTGTCGGTTGCTGTCTCGGCCTGCTTAAATGCTTTTTTGCCCGTGAACTCCGAGGCTATATCTATAACTACGCTGGCCATAATTACACCTTTGTACTTTTATTAAGGGCAGCCGCGGCTGAGTTAATGGCTGTAATGACCGCATCTCTAGCCTTGCCGTTATTTTCATCATAGGCCCTAAATAAAACACGGCCCTGCATCCTGTCTTTACCCTTAAAAGGTGCGTTGTACTTTTGCTGTTGGTTTTTTACAAAGACACTTTCAGGGCTTAACTTACCCATACGCTCATAGATAGAAGCTGCAGCGTTTTTGTTAAAGATACTGACCAGCGATCTAAAACCTTTAGAATTAGGTTTTGAGGGTGTGGTCTTATAGCCTATTTTAGATTTTGCTATGCTCACATCATAAGTAGGGAACGTGCCCATAGAATTAGGCCGTGTCAGCCAGCCGCTTAGTATCTGTCCATTATCGGGCAGGTATCCTTTACCAGTTTTAACTATAGGTTTAAGAGCAGTAGCCACCTCTTTAGGCAGGGCTTTAGCCAGGTCAGGGGTAAACTTTCTAAGAGCCTTGCGTAACTCAACGCCCCCTTTTACCTCTACTGGCATTTTGTTGCTCCTTAGCTTTATCGGTTAAAACCTTTAGCATATTCTTAAACATATTTGCATCTAGGTCTAGTAAATACTGGGGCGCGATACCCGTTTCTACGGCTAGCTGTGCGACCAGGTAACCAAAACTACCGCGCCCCACTATTGCGAAGGGTCATCGTCCAATACCTCAACCTTAGCTAAGGTGTCTAAAAACTCTGCCCCAAACATCGGTACGGTTTGCCCGCTTGTGCGTAAACACTCCCAGGCTAGCCAGTACACATCGCTTTGCTTTTCATCATCTCTAAAGGCTTTGTGAAAGCCTTTTTTTGCATATAACTCAAAGGCGTACTCAATACGTGGCGTAATCTGATGATCCGATACGCTGCCGTCAGCCCTTGTTATCTTAAGTTTTGCCATTGTGTTAGCCCCTTTTCTTTATTCTCAGCTAGTTGTAATTACGATTGGTGAATTACAGGTAAAGGTAATGCTCTGAGTAGCAATATCTGCAACAGCGCCGTTAATATCTGTAGTGTTATTAACTAGCACAGTAGTGCTGTAAAGCGGGTTAGTTGCTGATACTGCCGCGCTTGTCTGCTTGAGCGTTAGGGCTACAGTTGTACCCCAGGCAGCTTGCAAAGTTGCGTTTACGTTTGCTGCAGCTGTATCGCTTAAAAAGTCTAGAGTGATAGTGCTAGCCTCTAGACCCTTAACAAACTTATGAGCTGTATCGCCCATAGCTGTAACTTCTAGCTCATCAAAGGCACGGTTAATAGTTGCGCTTGTTACGTGGTCTGTTAGGGCTACCGAATTAAGGGTAACCTGTACGGTATTGGATAGATAAATCGCCATTGGGCTATTCTCCTGTTGTCTCGGTAGGTGTGTCTTTTGTCTTTGTCTCTTTAACCTCTACTGGCAACTCTTGGCCAATTTTGATTAAAAACGCTTTTTCTTCATCTGTAAGTGCCATTAGTTAGCTCCAGCTCGTTAGTATGCT